CAGTAATTTGTGCATCTACATAAGCCTTAATAGACTGTTGAGAAGCAATACCTGTAGCACTGTTGGAAGACATATCATCTTCATCAAGAAATGCTTTACCATCTAGGATATTAAGCTCTGCTGCTGTAGATGTAACACCGTCCATAATGTTCAGTTCTGCTGTAGTCGCAGTAACTCCATCCATTATGTTTAGTTCAGCAGCGGTTGCAGTAACACCATCAAGTATGTTGAGTTCAGCAGTAGTGCTAGTGACACCATCTAAAATGTTAAGTTCAGCAGTAGTGGACGTTACGCCATCAAGTATATTTAGTTCAGCGGTAGTAGACGTTACTCCGTCCAGAATGTTTAGCTCAGCGGCTGTACTGGTTACTGTAGTGCCATTAATAGACAGGGCATCAGTCTCCAGCGTACCATCAACATCTACGTCACCTGAGATGTCTAAGGAAGCTACCACTGTTGTACCTGTGAGCGTAGGAGCAGTCAGTGTCTTATTAGTCAGCGTCTGAGAGCCTGTAAGGGTCGTTACAGTGCTATCTATTGCTAGGGTTACTCCAGTACCTGATGCAGTAGAATCAATCCCTGTGCCGCCTAGAATGCCCAGAGATTCACTATCTAAGTCAATGTCAATGCTGGAGGAACCGTCAGTAACGTCTAAGTCTTGTGCAGTTACTTGGCTGTCAACGTATGCCTTAATTGACTGTTGAGTAGCCAGTTTAGTGGCACTATCGGAAGACATGTCATCTTCATCTTTAATGCCAGTTACAGTAGCTCCGTCACCTGCAATGTTGATGCTGGTGTTTGCTACAATGGTTGTACCTACGATACTGGAAGCACTGGATGCACCAATGGTCGTACCGTCTACAGCACCACCGTTAATGTCTGCTGTGGGTATAGTTACTGTGCCAGTGAACGTAGGGCTTGCAATGTTTGCCTTAGTTGCTGACGCTGTTGCAATGTTATTAAACTCTGTATCAATCTCAGCGCCTTTGACAATCTTGTTAGCGTTGCCTGAAGGTAAGGAGTCCTTTGCTGCAAAGTTAGTTGTTTTTGTATAATCAGTCATTATATAAGTCTGCCTATAACTGCTTCAGTATTTAGCTCTTGTATTGACAAGGCCCGTTGGTCTATTGTTGCTTCTATGCCAATAGTTGCTACTTTGCCTGACCCTGTTGCCTTTAGTCTAGCAACGTCAATAACAATAGTAGCACTGTACTCTGATGTGCTTACGTTGTACTCAGATATTCCGTACTCTGCAATAAGGCTTGTAGCAACAGTGAATGCTTGCTTACTGTAACCTTCCGTATAATCGTAAGCCCAGTTGCCTACTATCTCACTACCTGAGCCACCGATGACTGTAAAGCTAATCTCTTTAAGCATCTTAACTCTGGATGGGTCACCAAAGGACAGTGGGTTAGTGAAGTATTTGAATGTATATGTGTCAGTATCGTCCAAGTAGTCACTGTACTTGTTTACACCTACTGAGTTACCAAAGTACAGAGTACCGTCCTCTGCTCTTTCCGCACATAAAAGTGCGTTCCCTAGCCACGTAGTCGCCCTGTAGCTACCGTCCTCTAGTGTACCTCTCATGTCAAAGCAGTACACCTCAAGAGTAGTAGGTAAGAACAACAGATAGAAGGCTTCCTCTGGACTGTAGACTGACTTAATGTTACCTGTCTGTGTGTTTACAGCCAGCATCATAGTGTCACGTACATTCTTGGATACGTTGCCAATAGGGTTAGACTTCTCTTGGATAGTTCTACCTAAGCTACGTAAACCTGAGTCAGACAAGAATATAAGGTCTGTACCGTTGCTCTGTACGCTGTCTCTAGCTATACATCCGATACCAGTGATAGTATCAGATAGTGTCATACTGGACGGTGAGGAAGCTCCTTGGTACAGTAGAATGCTGCGCTTACCAAAGATAACTAAGAAGTCATTAAACTCCGCTAGTGCTACAATCTCATCATGTCCTGTAGGCCAGACTGTAGTGATGTCTAAGCTACCTGAACTACCACCTGACCACTCATGTCCTGCCAAAGAGTTTGACCAGTACAGTGTGTGCTTGTTGCCTGTAACGTCAGCAGCCCATATACGACCAAAGGCAGCTAATGCTTCGTTAGCCTGTGGTGGTGTGCCTGTAGCATGAGCATGGTCACTAAACTTCTCAAGGACACCAGAGCCTGACTCATCAGTGTAAAGTAGTGGCTCTTGTCCTCGCTGCCAAAAGTAAGCATGGTCAGCAAAGTTTATAATTTTCCAGTTGTTTGCAGAGACTGTGTAGCTGCCCGGAGTAACGTCAGTTAGTGTAGTGGTGCCTGTGAATATCTTGTTGTTACCAGTGGAGAAGATTACCTTGTCACCACTGTAGTCCACAAACTCAAATATAGTCTCTACACCAATACTGGAACCCAGCGGTGTTGCTGAGCTAGTCAGCTTGTTAATCCCCTTACGTGCTGCAATACGTCCATACTTGTCAATGACAGCGTTCTCTGCTATGGAAGCAAAGGACGGGTCTTGACCCACTGGAGAGTCCTGAGTGTTTAACCCACGAAACCCCGGCGCACCAATGTATATGTTCTGACGTTGCTCAGCCATTATGGGACTCTAAAAATAAATTCTTCAGGGTTCTTATATGCGTCTAGCGCAATCTCGTCTGATAAATGACGGTCTGCAATGGCAAAGTAGTCTTGTGCAGTCGTGCCGCCAGTCTCTCCTCTTTCTCTTGCAAGTAAAGCGACTGCGATATGAACGATAGGATTAGAAGGCAATGCAGTCGTGTCTGTGTCATTGCTTAGTGCGTTTTCCCTCGCTATTAAGTCAAAACGTAAAGAGTATGTACCGTCAGGTGTGGGGTATAATGTAACTTGTGTATCGTCTGAACTATCTACACCTGAGTAAGTAAAGTACGATGGTGCACCGCTAGTAGACCCAGCATTGTATACTGCATTGTTTACCCATGTTGGTGTTTGATAGGTAACAAAGAAATTAGATGTGTCGTTAATGACACTGTATATTTTAACACGTTCTCCAGCATTTGTCAAGCTATATTCTGAAGTTCCTGACGATGTTGTGACAACTACTGTAGTCCTAAGTGTAGACCAATCGTGTGCATTCTCTACCTGTGTCTTTGCGTCATTTACAAAGTCACCTACCATCTTAGAGTACGCTGTGTTAGCTACTGCGGACACCTCATCTTCACGTAAGCGTCTAAGCACGCTGTTCACTAATGTTAAGTATTGTGTACTCATTAAATAAGTCCTTGGAATAACCCAATTTTAGGAGCTTGGTATACTGGCAGACCTGTAAGCCCTGCAAGTATCTCTGGAGCTTCATATTTCTTTTCAAACTCAAAGTCTTCAAACATTGTCTTAGTTACTGACTGAGGCTGTAACATGCCAGCGCCTAGCCCTAGAGCAAGACCTAACCCTGTACCCGCACCCACGCCTTCTCCGCGTCCTTGTCCTAGACCTTCACCAAAGCCTTCTTCTTTTCCTGCGGCTTCTGCGGCTGCTGCTGCGGCTTCTCCTGCTGCTGTAGCTGCCGCTACGTCAGCTTCTCCCTTGGCTACTGCACTAGCCACTGCTGCTTCTCCAGCAGCTACTGCGTCCGCTACAGCAGCTTGTCCTGCTGCCACTGCGTCTGCTGCCTTAGTCTCACCAGCAGCTATAGCGTTTTGTAGAGTTTCTTCTGCTTCAGCTTTTGTAGCTTCTAATGTTGCTTCTGCGTTAGCCATTGCATCAGCTAGCTTTTGGTCTCCATCAGCAATAGCTTTGTCTTTAGCTGCGCTAACTTCAGTAATTTTAGTTTCTAAAGTAGATACAGTACCTGTCAGTGTGTTTACTGAAGTTGTCAAGTTTTCTATATCAGCTTCTTTTGCTTCCGTTACTTGTTGTTGCTCTTGTAGTGCAGTCTGAGTTGACTCAAGTGTAGTTCGTAAGTCTGATGCAGTGCTTTCTAAGTTAGATACTAAATTAGTTAAATCAGCAACTTCTTGTTGTTCTTCTTCTAGCTGAGATTCTAGTCTTTCTTTTTCTTTTGAGTATTCTTGTTCTGCTGTGTCAAGCTCATCTTTTAAAAGTTCTTGGTATTCTTCTACAGCATCAGCATACCGCTGGTTTCCTGCTTCTATAGCTTCTTGTTTTTGTGATTCTAATACTTCTAAAGTATCGCGCAGACCAGAAATAGTATCTTCTAATTCTAAAGTTGTTAGTTGCTCTCCAGAAAGCTCTTGCTCTAAGCCTTCTATAGTAGACTCAAAACCTGTACGTTCTTCAGCAAACGCTGACTCTACCTCTTGTACAGCGGAGCTAACTGCTGAATCAATATCAGCTTGGTTAAACTCTGTAGTGTCTTCAGGTAAGGCATCTATGGCTGCTTGTGTAGCTGCGTCTGCTTGTTCTTGTGTTAGTAGACCTTGGGTTGCTCCTGATACTGCTTCAGCTATCTGTGCGTCTACTTGTTCCTGTGTAAACGTAGGTGGTGCTATGTCTTCTTCAAAGTCTTCTACTTCAACTGCTTCAAGAGCATCGTCTAAAGTTATATCCTCAGTAATAATATCTAAAGGTGTGTCCGGTGGTGCTATAACTTCTTCAGGCTCGTCTGGCCTTACTGCTTTTTCAGTAGTGTCTGTAGTTTCTTCTGGAAGCTCAACCGTGCGTACAGCTCCATAAGCAGTATCTAAAATTTCTTTTATGGTAACAGGGTCAAGCTCTGCGTCACTCAGTATGCCTTCTGCTTCTTGCCTGTCTGAAGTTCTATTTCTTACTTTTTCTGCGGCAGTTTCAATACGTTCTTCTTGGAGCTTAGGGTCATCTGGGTCGTAGTATTTACCAGCAGTTGCTATAGAACTTAGCATATTAAGAGGGCCAGCAATACCACTTATGGCTCCTTCAGCTGTTGCCGGAGTAGCGCCACCCTTAATTACATCAAGCACATCTCCAACAGTCGTTACGCCGCTCGTATCTGTTGCAGTTGTGATGTTTCCTGCTGCGTCTATTTTAACATCTAACGCTTCTTCACCAAATAAACCAACGTCTGCAAAAATATTGCCTAATGCTTCCGCAGTACCTGCTGTTATCTTTGAAAGCATAACAGCCTTGCCTATTTCAGCAAGAGTCCTTACGCCAGTAGCAAAGTCACTTTCGTTTATTTCGTATGTTCTTAGCTCACCAAAGCTAAAAGGGTCATACAAATACTGTCCTGTGCTGTCTGAGAAAAGAGGATTAACACCGTACTGCCCCATAAGCTGTTGCACTTCAGGGTCTTGTGTGTATGCAGTGTACAGGGCCTGCTCGTAGTTTGCACCTGTAGTTGCCTGTATTTGAGGTACTTTGTCAAGCAGTAATGTTCTTATTTCGTTCTGAAAACCACCAAGGTCTTCTTGAGCAGTCGCTGTAAATCTGTTTAGTTTACCTGTAAAGTCGCCTTGGTCTTGTGAAAGTTCAGGAGTGTAGTCTGTGGTTGCCGCTGCGTAATCTTCTGCACTTACAACGTTTGACAGTGCAGTTGCGGGTATATTCATCCCTGCACCAGCAGCGGCAGATACACCGCCCATACCTGCGGCTTCAGAGCCAAAGGTATCAGCAAAAGGGTCTAACCCTGAAGTTTTTTCTGACTCCCTAAGACCTAAATCATAGTAAGCACTTACTTCGTCTGGGTCATCTGTGGTTGCTCCAGAAGCTAGTACGTCTTTGTATGCGTCAGTAATAGAGCCTAGCTGTCCTCCTGTGTACAGAGGATTAGAAGCTAGTGGAGGTGTAACTCCTGCTTGTTCTTCTTGTTCTTCTTCTTGCTCCTGCACAGCGACGCCGCCCATGAAGCCGGGAGGTAAGTCAAACTCTGACTCAAAAGGGTTACCAAAGAAGAACTGCTCTGCTCTCATTTGCCACCCCAGCTAGACAAGGTTTTGATACCAAAGCTGGCAGCTATAGCGCCACCAAGGAATGCTT